ACAATAACACCGACGCCGGACCTAGCGTCCATCCCCTGCAACATATCGTTACAATCCGTCAGGGGCGCCTAGAAGGGCCAGGAAGGGGCCTGCGGTCTTGTGCGTTATAGGTGGGGGGGGTGGGGTGTGCCCGTGAGGTGGCGGGGCTTGTGTGTGTCAGTGGTGGCGCACGATCTGGGCGGATGGGAGAGGCCCGGGGCTCGGTGGCGGGTGATCGTGAACGGCCGCATTCTGCAATATGAAAGTATGCCGAAAACATTATGAGATCATACAATGCTACCATCATATGCGGCTACAAGCATATGCGCATATGAGCATATAACCCTAGCGTTGTATGCGTATACCTTTATATAATAGTGGCGTGATGTCACCATACTACAGAACCGTTATGGCCACTATAACAATACCGTTATGTCATGGTATCATGACACCGTTGTATGCGCCTAGAGGCTTATTGCAATTGATTCTCAATTGCACCCCCCGGGGCGAACATTTGTACTACGGGGGGTAGGCTACCCCCTCAGAAAATTTTTCAACATTTTCGGTACAGCTCCCCTCTCCTCCCCTCCTCTCCCTTACCTCTTTTCAAAAAACTTTCAATATTTTTGATACAGTTCTATTGGCCAGCTTTCAATATTTTTGATACAGTTCTCTTAGCCAACCTTTTTCGATTGGTTTTAGCATCAACAGAGTTTTATTAACAATAGATTTACTGTAAGGGTCAGGGTAATGGGAGGCAAGTTCCCTTAGGAGTTGACAGGTTGCGATGGATGATTTACATTTAATTGCGATCAACAGTGCGAAGACGATTTGAAGGGAGGTATTATGCATGATAAGAATGATTTGATACCATTATAAGGGCTTCCAGGACACAAGGTCCCACCAGACCAGGTTTCTTTATAGCTAGCACTAGACTAACTTTCTTTATAGTTCCCGGTAGACTAAGTTGCTTTATGGTCGATGCTGGTGGCTACACTTAACACGGCATGCGGGTGGGTGGCGGGTGATCCAGCGCGAGTACTAATAGCAGCGGGATTGACGTTAGGCAAACATCAGATTACGCAGATCACGGGTTGCATGAATACGTTATGTATTCTTGCACCACAGATGGTTGCTGATGTGCGTGGGTTGTTGGATGATTGGGATACGGCACAGAGTGGCATCCAGGAGACGAATGTGGGCCAGGATGGTCGTGTATTGGTGAAGGCGGATGTATTGGAGTGGCAGGTTATTGATGCGGGTACAAATAGCCCACAGGCCGAGGTGGGACGTATTCAGCAATTATTGTATCAATATTTTGGATTTTGCCAATTGTTTCAAGGTGGTGGCAGTGGTGGTGTTGGCGGTGGCGTTGGCGGTGGATTTAGTGGAGGCAAGGGAAGTTATGGTTCGAGTACATTGATTCGGTCGTAATGATTACAATTTAATTAAGTATGGATTGATATACTAAGGTTGGGGTGGATATATTGTTAAAATAACAAAGTGAACAATGATATTGCTGTTGGAAAAGTTCACTTGCTATTTTAACAATGCATCACCCGGAAGCTCCTGATGGTATTAATGAGTTAATTGATTTTGTGGAGAAGCAAGAGATGATTGATGTATGGTGTAAGGGATGTAAGATGTATCGAAAGATGAATGGAGCATATGGTGCTTATGTGAGTGAATTACAGGAGTGTCGTTTCTGTCGGAGTGAGGATGAGTAAGTTAGTAACGGTTGATGAATGTCAAAAGATGATTGATGATGCGATTCGTCGGCATAATCGTAATGCGGGTATTATCAGCATGATTGTGGGATGGGTTGTATTGGGTTTATTTGCTGATGGGGTATTACGATTAGTTGGTGTGGTACCACCGATTGTATCGTGGTTGGATGTTAATGTAATGGGGTGATGTGATGAGTGCGATGGAGTGGATTGAGGTAATAAAATTTACGGAGGACTTATTGTATTTACTGGTGGCGTTTATGTGTGGGTTGATCATTGGGTACATTGTTGGATTCAATAACGGTAGTATGTAAAATTGAAATATGAGTTTGGTAAACTAATAAATGGCTTGAAATATTCATTAACACGGCAAACTAATGGTATGGTGACTGGAACTGATGGCTTCACCGTTACTACCTTATGCTAATTCACGGGTATTGATCCGTGGTGAGGGAGCGGTGTCGCTTGAGGCCGGTCGAATTGTTGCGGCACCGGGGACTGATTTTGTTTTATCGTGTTTTATGAAGCGGGCGCAATATTCGGGGGTGTCTTCTGGCAGTAAACGTGTTCCACTTGAATCTCAAATGGGTGGATTCATGATGCCGGGTGCTGGTGGTGATACGTTTTATTATCGCGGATATGCGTTGTTGTATGCGGAATTGGAGGAGGGACAAACGTATATTGATCCTGCCGGGGATTTTGTTTGGACTGTGGTTGATCAACAGTATTCCTGGTTCCGTCCTGGTGTTGAGGTATTGTTTCAATTCGGGGAAGAAAATGAATTACATGGCCGAATTGAGCGTAGCAGTGGTATTTACGGTGGTTTGGGAATTGATCGAATCATTTACGAGCAAATTGGCGGTGTTGAGCTTCAGATCACTGGAGGCGAACTGTTGAACTAATGGCACGTCGTAAAAAGAGTTCTAGTGGAGGTGACGAGCTTCGGCGCAAGACGGAGAAGCTTACGGCGGTTTTTACTGGCAAAAAGCCAAAATTAACGTATCAATGGTCGGGTAAGATCGATATTAAGTTCAAGGGATTGGCAAATGTTTCTAAACAAGTAGATGCAGGGATCGCCTCGGCGGATAAGATCGTCCAGACAGGCCTCTCCAAGGCCCTGGAAGAAGCCTTAAGCTCCAGTGTGTGGGATTGGACTGGTGTGGTGCGCAAGACGCCAGGAACGACCACTGTCCGGGCGAATGGTTCACTCGTCAGTTCGCCAAGAAACATCATTGATACGGGTTATTTGCTGAAACATCAGCGAGTATCGGTCAAAAATGGCGATATTAACGTTGCAAATCGTGCGGAATACGGTTGGATCACGCATGAAGGCGGTTATGTCCGGCCATATGACAACCCCAGGGCGCAAAAAGCATATTTACCGCCACGGCCATGGATGAGAACGTTACTTTTTGGTGGCGGACCGATTGAACGGTATCCGATTCCCGAAATTTACACGCGGGAAATTGCAAAACAGTTTAAATAAATGATCAGTGGGTAAACTACGACCGCTTACTGGGTCGTCATGGCAAAAACCCTGCCGTTTGTTGTACAGCCTCGTCGTGATCCGATTAAAATTGAGATCGGCAGTGACGAATCGGGCAAGATTGAAATTGAGCGTCGTGGATATCTGACGGTTGCAGAGCGATTCTATGTGAATCAAGTCGTTTCAAGCGACCGTACGATGGGTATTATGGTCAGTTTGGCAAATAAAATCGCCAAAAAGGTCAAGAAAACACCCGGCGAATCGTACACGTTGATTGGTGATTATCTGCAAGGCAAGACAACGGCCGCTGATACCAAGATTATTGATGAAAACTTCTCGGAAGAGATCCAAGATCTGACTTCTGAGATGACGCGAGTTGCATCGACGCGTGAATTGGCTCAAGCCACGGTGATTATGCAGTCGCGAATTGATGATGAATGGAGCACTCAAGACACATTGGCGCTGCATCCTGATTTGTTGAGTGGTCTTGTTGAACTGTACAACGCGGAGGATTCGCGTGAATTCCCCGAAACGAAAAATAAAGGCGGGGACCAAGCTTCCTATGAGGATGCGGTGGGAAAGTAACAGGTAAAACCAGGGATCAAATCAGTTATGACGAATATTACTGGCAGCTAAAATACGCATTTGCGGGTGATCCAGAATTCACCCTAGACAATTACTGGAAGCTTCCATCACGATATGTGCTGGATGCGATTGGTAATTGCTACAAGATGCGTAAGAATGAGTTGCATGAAAATGAAAGGCCGCTGTCGATGATGGCGGCGGTGTATATTAACTCGGTCAAAGATCCTAAAAAGGGCAAGGCAGCCTCGATGGATCAATATTATTTATACGAACCCAAGGAACTTAGAAATCTGCCTGATAGTATTTACGGTGCTGCGGCACTTGCGTTGATTAGCAAGGGTAAAATGCCGTATTGGGCGCTCTTTGCTTATAATGATTTACGAGGTGCGGCATCCGGCAGTCCTCCTCCAATATTGGCGTTGATTGGTGAATCGGCGATGATTCTAGCTCCAGTCATCAACGAAAAAACTGTCAGGGGTATGATAATCGCCCAAGAGCAAGCTTTCGAGACCGAATGCGTAATGATTGATGATCATGGTATTGAGTGGGTCGTCGAAGTCCCACCAGGTAATTCCAAATTCATCGCACTCGAAAATATCGAAATGCCAATCACGCGACTTGTCCACTAGGCCATTCACCAAAGAGTCGAGAAGCATATTCGTCTACTTTTTGGGCATCCTCCTCGTCCCATGGAGCGAAATCGGTCCGCCCTGACTTCAACCATTGACGGATTTGATATTCGCCATAAATTGTATAGAATGGCTGCATGCGATACCAGGCAACCCAGTCACAGCTTCCCTTTTCAGCATTACAGCGCTGGCAAGCGGGAATAACATTGCTGGTGGTGTCTTCTCCACCTTTTGAGCGCGGTTTAACATGATCCATCGTCAAACTGTCGTCATCAATCGGAGGCTGACCGCAATAAGCGCAACGGTTATTCCATGCAGCCTTGATTGAATTACGCCATTGCCGGCGGGCCTCTTTGCGTGTTAAAGCAGACATGTTAAATAAGTAATCAGTACAGCGCTCATGCAGGGGCCATGTTTCCCTGGAGAAGACTGCTCCGGTCATGTTAATTACTGATTTAACGTGACAACCGAAGTAGATTTACAGCATGTGGGCCAAATCATGGCTGCTTCTGCGATTGTCTCTCTAGAATTCCGGCATTTGGCAGTCTAAAGCAGGCTTTTTCGGGCAGATGGCACAATTATTTCCATATTCGCCCGAGGTGATTTACGAGGCGCTTGCGAACGATGTAACATTCATGAGTTACATTGGTACATATACGTTTATGTCAAGTAATACTGAGCTTCCCAGTATTACAGTTTGCTCTCCGGGAGCGAATTTACCGGGCCTGACGAAGCAGGAAGGCATTGAATGCGTTATTCATGATGTTGCTGATATTCGGAGACATGATTACCTGGGTGAATTACCGGATCTGGTGACGACTTGGAAGGTGTTTTTGATTGCATGGGAGCCTGCGACAGGACTGGAATTGTCCAATGCTGTTGCACGAGCTATGCAAATCTTCGGAGGCGCCACGTCAATTGAAACCGTTGCTACTCCAGACGGCTTGGGCTCGTTGGTTCAGACGATGCTGTTAATTCCGGGTGATTCACCGGTATTGATTACACCTCCTCCCTTCAGGATCACAACGCAACCAGAGGATTTAACGGTTGCGCTTGGAGGAGATGTTACCTTCACTGTTGCTACAGATTACGAAGGTGCGGCAACAGTACTGTATCAGTGGCAGGAAAACGATGGTACTGGCTTCTATGATCTGGAAGGGGAAACATTCAGCACGCTTGAATTTATTGCTGACTATGAGTATGACTATCAATATCGTTGTATTGTAAGCAAGTCCACTGGAGGCGTTCCTTTGATCAGTGATGTCGCTACATTGACGATTACTTGATCCTAGGTTAATTACAAGGTGAGTGAATTGGCATGCTATTCAATGGCCAATCGGTAAGCTATTTTAGAGAGGGACATCCTCTCCAATCTTGTCCCTTCTGCACTGGCTTCAATGGCTAATTATAGTGCGGCATTTGGCTACGATGTGTACATCGTACCCCTGATTGCTGCGAACGTTGACACGAGCTTTGCTGGCGTTACTGCAGGCATCGGTTCGAGCGGTGGTTTCATTGATCTTGGCGTCTCGAATGCCAACGTGATTAATCCCGGCGATACCGTTAGCTATGCGAGCGGCGCTTTCACGGTTGAGACCGTGCTGTTCGACATGGATGGCACCGATGGCATTGCCCGTCTGTACGGTCTGACCAATGCTGCTCTGGAAACGGACACGAACACTGAAGATGTTCTGACCTACGACAACGAGAACCAGGGCTTCAACGTCGCCATCGCAACCTCCAAGTCTTGGAGCGTGTCGCTGTCTGGCGTGGCTGACTTCAAGGATGCTGCCTACCAGATCCTGCGTTTGACCGAGCGTAACACCGTGGCTGACGGCCTGCGTGTGAAGTTCGTGCGTGTTGGTCCTACTGGCAGTGCTGAAACCGTGTATGGCTACGGCACCCTGACTGGTTATACCGAGTCCATCGAGGCTGGCTCGATTGTGTCCTGGGAGGCGTCCCTTGTCGGTTATGGCCCTTATCTGATCGATATCGACGCCAACGCTTGATCGGCAATCGCTTTACAGCCCCCTTCGGGGGGCTTTTTTAATGCTTTGATGGGAAGCATAATTTAGCGTTATAATTGATTCCTGTGGCTGAGAATCTGGAGTTTCAACTAAAGCTAGATGCCTCTGCCGTCAAGAATCAACTGGAAGGCCTGAAGGGCGAATTCGCTGATTTATCACAAAGCATACAAAGTAGTTTTAATGCGATCACCAAGGATAAGGTAAAGGTTGACGTTGAGTTTAATGCTGAAACTCAACAACTTGAAGCCAGTATTAAGCGGACAACTACCGCAGAAGAGCAACTCGAGAGGGCTATTACTCGCGCTCGCAATGAGCAAGAAAGACAAATCAAAGCCGCACAGAAAGCAAAAGAAGAAGCGGCAAAAAGAGAAAGAGAAGAAAAAAAACTGACAGAAGAGCTCAAGAAACAGGCAATGATCATGCCTGGGAGCCTGATTGTCCTAGAAAGAACATTAAAGATTGAAAAAGAAAAGCTCACGTTTCTTAAGCGTGGCACTGCGGAATTTGAAAAACAAGCAGCGCTTGTAAAGAAGTTAGAAGGTGCAAAGCGTATCGAACAAATTGGTGTCGGCGGCGTACAAAGAGAGAACTTCCAAGGCCTTGTTGATTCCTTTAACCGCATTACATTTGCTGCGCAACAGGCCGCTAGTATCGTCAAAGCTTTTGCGAACAGCTTCGATGTATTATTTGAAGCGCAAGCAAAGCTGCAATCATTTCAGTTAAGTTTTGAAGCCATTGGTGCTGGGGCAACTGGCGCTAATAAAGCACTAAGTGAATCCAATAAGATTGCCCTGTCTTTGGGTGCTGATATTAATGCTGTGCGTGATGGCTTCCAGCGCCTTAGTCCTGTTATTCTGCAGTCTGGTGGCTCGCTGAACGATGTTAGTGCTGTAGTCCAATCCCTGTCATCTCGTTTTGCTGTTTTCGGTAAGACTGCAGACGAATCAAAACGGATCATGAATGCCGTTGTTCAGGCATTCGGTAAAGGCAAGTTGATGTCAGAAGAACTGAATCAACAGATCAGTGAAGCAGATCCGGCTTTCAGGGTTGATTTAGCTAATGCGATTGGCGTTAGCGTTACTGCTCTTGGCGAAATGGTCAAGAATGGTGAACTGACCAATGATGTATTGCTGAAGGCGATCCCATTGATGGATCGTTCCGGCATTGTGATGGGCAAGTTTGGCGACAGTGCTGCCAGTGCGGCATTAGCGCTTGGTCAGACTGGCGTGACGCTTAGCGTTGTCGAGAACCAGATCAATAATATCAATCAGTTAAACCTGGAGAAGCTTGGTACGCTCTTTAAACCATTGCTTGGCGCTATAGTACTTGTTCAAGCGGCAATTGCAGATCTTGCAAGAGCAGTCACTTCTAGTCCGTGGTTTGCCGTCTTGGCGAATCTTGCCAATGGTGCAGCGGTGGCATTTGCCGGCTTGACACTTGCGCTAACAAAAGCGATTGAAGTAGTGTTGTTGATAATTTCACCCATTGGTGAATTGGCCAGGTTCATTAGTGAAATTGGACCATTGGCTACTGGACTTGGTGCAATTATTGGCGGAGTACTAGCGGCAGCGCTCGTCAAGACGGTGCTTGGATTTGGCTTAGTCCAACTTGCGATTACCGAAACTATTCAGGGATTCAGGGCATTTGGTCAGTCCGTTCTGTTTGTTACTGGTCCAATCAAAAATCTTATTGTTACAATTGGACAGAATGCCGCTGAACTTTACAAACTTGGGGGTGCTAAGCTGGTCGCCCGAGCCGCACTGGCTGACATCGCTTTTGGCTTCACCGCTCTCAAGACTGCCGCAATTCGAGCCTTGGCTTCTATTAATGCTTTTATACTGGCTAATCCAATCTTGCTTGCGTTAGCGATTACTGTCGGAGGGCTCGCCCTTGCCTGGAAAGACTATGAGAACAGGGTCAAAAAAGCAAAAGAAGTAAACGAAGAAAGCAAGGAAAGCATAAAGAAACTATCAGAGGCGCTTAGGCCGCTTAAAAAGGATCTAGAGAAATCTGGTGATTCCTGGGAGGGTGCAGTAAGTCGAGTTGGAAAGTTTAGTGCAGTTCTTGATGGATTTGCCAAGGATCAAAGACTGGTTACAAGCGAGCAAAGAAGCTATTACTACGAACTGGAGGCAACCAACAAAACTATTGAAGAATATATTTCCCTTGCTGGACGCCAGCGAAATGCTATTATCCAAAACGCCCAAGCAGCAAAGGGTAACGCAGACGAAATCAAACGTGCTCAAACTGCATATGAGACACAAAGCAAAGCTTTAGAGGATGAAATACAAAAACGTCAGGCGGTAAATCTGGCCACTAGAAAAACTGGGGTCAATAGCGAAGCCGCACGACAGGCTAAATTGCAACTGATCGCTGCACAACAGCAAGGAATTGCCGAACTTCAGAAGGAGCTTGCTTTGCTTAACAGTCAAGCTCAAGCTGTTGGTCTTGTTACATCTAAGCAACAAGAGAATGCCGAGGCTGTCAAAGAAGCTACCAAGGAGTTGACCACTGCACTCAAGGATAAAATCAACCTAGTAAAAGAGGACGGTCAGGCTACGGTTCAATCACTACAGGATCAAAAGAGCGCAATCACTGAACGGTATCAGTCCGAAATCGCAAAAGTACAGGAAGCGAAAGAGGCAAGAAGCAGAGCAGCGGACGAGGCGATGAATAAACTACAATCAGACAAGGAAGCGATGAGTCGTCGTTATGAGGATGAGATTACCAAGATCCAGAACGCACGAGATGCGGCTAAAAATTCTTATGAGGCACGGATTTCTGCGATTGAAAGTGAAAAGAGCCGCATGAATTCGCGGTACGATGCAGAAATCGAAAAACTTCGCCAAATCGCTGACCTGAAACAGCAACAGGCCGATATTGAAATCGCTAGACTTGAGCAACTTACTCCGGCGGAGCAGAGACTTGCGGCAGCGCGAGAGTCGGAACTTAGGGCAAAAGCTAGTGGGGCTCAAGACCCCATGGACCGTCTCCAGGCACAAGCGCAATTGGAGCGCATGGCACGGGAGAAGCAAATTGCTGAGGTCCGTCGAAAGGCTGCATTGGAGCAAGAAAGGATTGAAAAGGAAATCGCAATGAAACAAAAGATGCAGGCCGAAGAAGAGAAGAGAATGGATTCCGAAATTGCTGCAATCAAGGACGAAGCAAAGAAACAGGATCTTGCATTTGAGCAATTGCTCACTGAAACGAAGGCCGCTAGACAGCAAGAAGAACGTAAATTTGAAGACGAAATCAAGGCTCAGAAATTAAAAAACAAACTTGAAGAAATTGCGGTTGAAGATAATTTAACCAAACTTAAGGCAGATCAAAAATCTAAAGAAAAAGCATTTGATGAGCAGATTCAATCTGCAAAACGAAAGAATGCACAAGAAGTAAGGGCACTTGAAGCTCAAGTTACTGAGGCTAAGCGTGCCGGCAATGATATCAGCATGACCCGAGAGGGCATTGAGAAGCGAATTGTCACAGCACTAGCTTTACAGACCGAGGAGCTAAGGAAACAAGCCGCTCTGAGGGGTCAAGGCGGGGGATTGCTGCCTGCTCGATTTGCTGGTGGTCCCGTTAGCGGTGGTTCCAAGTACACCGTGAACGAGCTCGGTCAAGAAGCATTCCTGAGCAATTCTGGTAAGTTGAGCATGATCAATGCTCCATCCTGGGGAGCCTGGAGGGCGCCTTCGGCAGGTACTGTTATTCCAGCTCATATTACTGCCGGATTAAACATTCCGAAAGGCGGTGTTCCGGTCAAGGCATCGCCAAATTCGGGCGCCGTGTCGCGGGGAGCATCAGGATCGCCGTGGAAGGCCCTTCAGGGCGCCCTGGCTGGCTCCGGTGGACGCATTACGAACAATGTGACCATTCAGTCCGCTAAGCCTGTCCAAGACGCTTCTGCGATGCTTGTAGAAATGAGCAAGATGCGTATTCGGAGACGTTGACTAGGTAGACTAACGGGAATCAGTTCGAACGATGAGTATTACCATCAGTTATACGCAGCAAACTGGTGGTAGTACTTCGTATTCGGTTACGTTTGAACATTTCACAGAAGGCAGTCTGCCTCGATCTTATATCGATGAAATCTCTTTTGATTTTACGACTGCCGGATCTGCAGTAAAGGGCGGCCCCGCAAGAGTCCCCAAGCGCATTTGGGCGATTAGCGGTGTCCTGAGTGATGCTGACACGCAGGAACTGGAGAGTATGTATCGCGCATGGGCAACTGATATTGGAACTGGGCTTAGTTGCGTTGTTTCAATTAGCGATAGTACATTTGGGTCAACGGTGACGGCATCCTCCGTGGTTTCTACGGCACCCACTTACTCAAAGTTCGGCCCAAATGATTGGGTCGCCTCCATTGGCTTGACGGAGATCTGATATGGCTTGGCTTGTCAATAAAACCAGTGGTATTATTCTCACTATTGGTGGAACGAATTATACTTCGAATCTTCTGAATATTCAGCTTACGGATGATTCCATTTTTAATAAAGGTATCATCACAACGAGCGGCACGATTACGCTAGCCAAACTACCTGGCGGCACG